CGCAATCAAGGACAGAATAAAGCTAAGCAATTGAGAAAAAGATTTAAGAGAGGTTGATATGGATAATAGAACGATAGAAGAGATAAGAGCTAATGAAACTAAGTTAATAGAGAAAATTGAAGAATTAGAGCAAAAACTTGAACAAATGAATGCAGTAGCAGATACTAATTCTGAATTAGCAGATCATTATAAGAATAAACTTGAAGATTTGATAAAGTGGCTAGAAGATAAGATAAAAACTTTTTCGGAACAACAGCTGTTTATGTAAAAACAAGCGAGACAACTCAAGAAGAGCTGTGTATAGAAGATAACGAATTATCAGAAACAGCAAAGAGTTTGATAGGTAAAGAGGTCAAAGTCAGTTATGGAACAAGAGTAGGATTATACTCCACAGGAAAGTGTGGACAAGCTCCAGTTGAAAGAATTGAAGTTGTAAATGAAGATTAAGAGGGGGCAAGAGAAATGAGATTATGTCCTAAAATAGGCTGTTTTTATATAACTAGAAATAATCCTAGGGAGTTATTAAATATAATAAGAGAACTACGTGAAGAAAATTATAAGTTAAAAGAAGAGTTTCAAGCAACTTCGAAAGGATTAACAAAAGCAGTCTTAAAAAGGAAAAAATGGAGGACTAAATATGATAAAGAACGTAAAAAAAATAGAATATTAAGGAAAGAAAAAATAAATTTAATCAAGTGGTTAGAAGAAAAGAAAAATTTAAATAATTTTGCATTAGAAAATAGAACAGAAAATACTTATTATAAATTAATTAGAGAAGTCTTAGGTAAAGTTAAAGGAAAGGTAAAATAATATGAAAACAAATGAACAGATATTTACTGAAAAAATTATTGATACATTTAAAGAAGATTTTAAAGGGATGACATCAGATAATAAAACTTTAATAGTAAAAATAAGAAATAAAACTATTAAAGTAGATGATTATCATGAAATGGAATGTGATGAACTTATAAATGCAATAGAAGAAGATTAAAGATGAAGATAATTAAATTATCAAATTTATTGGGAGATAGAATATATCAAATGAAAGAAAAAAGGAGTAGAAGAAGAAAAATAGCCCAAAGAGAATTTGAAGAAGCTTGCGAAAATGCTAATAATATAGCAAAAGAATTTAGTAAAATAGGAATAAGCAAAGATAAAAAATAAAATTGGAGGTATTATGAAGAGAAAAAAGTTAGTTCTTTATCATACTAATCCTTTGAAATTTGGAGGTATAGATACTTTTGATTATAACTTTTGCAAAAAAATGAGAGATAAATATAATATTTTATTTCTATATAAAGACGGAAATTTAGATACTATAAGAAGATTGCAAAAACTAAATATTGAGGTTGAAAAATATAATAAAAACAAAAGATATGTTTGTGATATTTGTATTTTAGCAAGTGCTTGGGGAGGTTATCCTGAAACTGTTATTGCTAAAACTGGACGATATATACAGATGATCCATGCTGATTATATAAGAGCTAAAGAAACTGGTTTTGTTTATGAAAAATGGCATAAAACAACTGAGTATGTAGCAGTAGGTAAAAACGTTACTTCAGTTTTTAAAAAATTATATCCTAAAGAAACAGTAACCACTATTTACAATATATTAGATGATAAACAAGAAACACATCACATATTAAAATTAGTATCAGCAACTAGAGTTTCCAAAGAAAAGGGTTATAATAGAATGCTAAAACTTGCTCAAGCTTTAAAAAAACATAATGTAAAATTTAGATGGGTTATATTTACAGATTTAGAACTTTATCAACAAAAGCCTTTTGATATGGAAGAAATAGTTTATATGAAACCATCACATGATATTTTTGATTATATAGTTGAGGCAGATTATGGCGTTCAGCTATCTGATACAGAGGGGTATTGTTACTTTGTTAATGAATGCTTACAATATGGTACACCAGTTATTTCAACAAATTATCCTAGCAGTTATGAATCTATTGAAGATGGGATTAATGGTTATTTATTAGATATGGAACTATCTAATTTAGATATAAATAAATTAATAAATAATATTCCTAAAGATTTTGTATATAAAGAAAAGTGTACTATAAAAGACTGGGATAAATTCTTAAATAAAAGAGTATCTATACCTAAGATAAAATATAAAGTTATTGCTATTAATGATTATATTGATAAACGACCAGAACTGATAATAGACGATATTTTTGAACATACCACTACAGGAAATGCTATTGTCAGAAAAAAAGATATTTATTATTTATATGACAAAGAAAGAGCTAAGGAATTGTTAGATACAGGATATGTAAAAATAGAAAAGATTAAGGAGGGTACATGAAATATAATATTATTAGAAAAATGAAAGATGATCAAACATTGCTTGAAAGAACATATAGGCTTCTAAATGAACGAATTCAATTTATGATTGATGAAAAACTAGGGTTTCACGGATTCACTTATGAAGATGTTAAAATTCAATGTCAAAAAAATCCTGATCGTTTTACATCTGCATTTGCAGCTCTTGAGGAACTTGATAGAGAAAGAATTTTAGTTAGAAAAGAACTTGATATGATCAATGATTATTTTATAGACATCGATAAACTAATTTCACGAATGAATGATCGTGAAAAGAAAGTATTTAAAGCAAAATATTTATATGGTTTATCTAATATGGATATTGCTGCTCAGCTTGACTGTTCTGAAAAAACAATACAGAGATTGATTAAAGAAATTGAAAAAAATTAAAAAATGTCCAGTCAATGTCCATTTTAATATGCTATAGTGCAGTTGGATGATTTTCGAAAGTACTAATTTATTGCACACAAAGAATATAGAAATATATTCTTTTATTTATTGTAATAATTTTTTAAAATAGGAGGAAAGTAATATGAAAGTAATTGCTACTGTAAAATTTAACGACTTAGAGTCTAATAAGATTAGAGAAGTAAATGATGTATTTGATGTTTCTAAAGAAAGAGCTAAAGTTCTTCTTGAAAAAAATTATGTAAAAGAAGTAGTAGAGACTGCTACATTAGACAATAATGTAGAGAAAGCTACTATTAAATCTACTAAAGTTAAAAAGAATGCAAAGAAGTAATCCTAAAGTTGATAAGTTTTATCATAGTAAAGCTTGGAAAGATACAAGGAAAGCATATATGAATAGCAAATATTACATATGTGAAAGATGTAATAATTCAGCAACTATTTGTCATCATAAAGAATATGTAACCGTAGATAACGTAGACGACCCCGATATTACCCTATCCTGGGATAATCTAGAAGCTTTGTGTATTAAATGTCATAATAAAGAACATTTTCGAAAAGAAGATTCTTATTTCTTTGACGAAGATGGAAATATTATATTGATAGAATAAATATTTCTGAAAAATAACAAAATTTTAAATTGTTAAAATAAGTAAGTATTTTATATTTTTTATTTTTTTTCTATTTAAAAATCTTAAAAATTAGTAAAAAAATAACGTTTTTTGTTATTTTTCGAAAGAAATAAGAGAAAAAAGTACCCCCCGGTTTTAGCTTAAAACCCTTATTTAAAGATAACGGGTGCCGGGCCTTCAAAAATTGCACAGGTCGTTTTGCGTGAGGGGTGTAGTGTCAGGAGGTGTAATCATGCCAGATGAAAAATTAGAAGATACTTCTATAGAGCTAACGAGAGAAAATCTTGAAGAAATTCAAAAGCAAAGAGAGAGACAGTTAGCAGAAAAACAATCTAAAGAAAGAGAAAAAGAAATAAAAAAACAACGGAAGAAATTAAGAAGTTTATTTCCTGATGTTGATTTTAAAAAAGATGCTAATACACTTTTATCAAATTTAATTGACGAAGCTAGCTTTATGTTTGTAACTCTAAAATACTTAAAGGAGTTTATTAATAAAAATGGTGTCAAGGAAAAGTATGTCAACGGCAACAATCAATATGGTTATAAAGATTCAGTAGAAGCTAAGACATATAATGCTATGATTAAAAATTATATTGCTGTTATAAAACAGCTTAATGATGAGTTGCCTAAAAATAAAAAGATAAATCCAGAAGATGAGTTTGACCAATTTAATAATTTATCATGACATATATTGAAGAATATAATAATTGGATAAAAGCTAATCCCAATAAAGTTAATAAAAAAATCAAAATAATATATAACAAGCTTGTAGATGATATTGTAAATCCTAAAACAATATCATTTTTTAATGAATTAACAGAGGAGGAAGAAACTCATACTTACATTTTTGATGAAAATAAAGCCAACAGACCAATAGAATTTATTGAAAAATTTTGTAAGCATTCTAAGGGTAAATGGGCTGGGAAACCTGTAATCCTAGAATTATGGCAAAAAGCTTTTATTCAAGCATTATTTGGCTTTGTTGATAATGAAACTGGATTAAGAAAATATCAGAAGTCTATACTATTTGTTGCTAGAAAAAATGGTAAATCAACTCTAGCTTCTGGAATAGGTTTATATATGCTTACAAGTGCAGGAGAAGGAGGGGCAGAAGTATATTCTGTCGCTACTAAAAAAGAACAAGCTAAAATAGTTTGGGAAGAAGCTAGGCGTATGGTTAAAAAGTCCCCTGCTTTATTTAAGAGAATACGTACTCTTATAAATGGACTTTTTTATGATAATACGGAAAGTTTTTTTAAGGCTTTAGCAAGTGATAGTAATTCATTAGATGGACTAAATTCATTTTTTGTAATAGCAGATGAGATTCATGCTTGGAAAGATAAGAATTTAATTGATGTTATGTATGACTCAATGAGTGGTAGAGAAGAACCAATATTTTCAGAGTTTTCTACTATGGGAACTGTAAGAGAAAATGTATTTGATAATGAATATGAGTATGGTTCTGATTTAATAGAAACTTTTGAAAAAACTGGTGTCATGAAAGATGAAAGAATATTAGTTATCATCTATGAGTTAGATAGTCCTAAAGAAATAGAAAAAGAAGAATGCTGGTATAAACCTAATCCGGGATTAGGAACAATAAAAAATGTCAATATATTAAGAGATAAAGTAAAAACCGCAACAAATAATCCTAGTGAATTACCTAATTTACTTTGTAAGGATTTTAATATTCGTCAAAATGATCAAGATAAATGGTTAAGTTTTGAAATTATTGATAATCCTAATACTTTTAGCGATGAGGAAATATATGATACATATGCTGTTGGTGGAGCGGATTTGTCTAGTACTACTGATTTGACTTGTGCAACACTCATTGTAGTAAAGAATGGGATAAGATTTGTTAAACAACAATATTTTATTCCTACGCAAAAACTAGAATACAAGATTAACGATGATAAAATTCCATACGATAAATGGGAAAAAAGAGGATTAGTAACATTATGCGAGGGATCGAAAGTTGACTATAGTGATGTAACACAATGGTTTTTAAGAATGCAAGATGATCTTAAAATAAATACATTGTGGATAGGTTATGATCCTTGGAATACTCAATATTGGGTAGAAGAAATGAGAAATTATGGATTTGAAATGATTGAAGTTCGACAAGGTGCAAAGACAATGAGTAATCCAATGAAACAATTAGAAGCTGATTTGATGGATAAGATTGTAAATTATAACAATAATCCAATTCTAAAATGGTGTTTGTTAAATACCTCTGTTAAAAGAGATGACAATGATAATATAAGACCTGTAAAAGGTCAAAAACAAAGAGCTAGAATTGATGGCGCAGTAAGTTTAATAATTGCTTACTGCGTAATGTATGAAAAATACAATGATTATATGGCAATAGTGGAGGGATAGTATGGCAAGAGAGAAAAGAAGTTTTTTAGATAAAATTATAGGTAGAAAACCTGATGATACAAAAAATGATAATGTTATTCAAAAAACAGATCTTTGTTTGATTAATGGGTACAATGCTATTTTTAGTACAGTTAATAAAAACATTATTTTAAATGACAGCGTTGCCATTTGTGTTGACACAATTGCAAGACATTGTGCTAAATTTGAACCTCGACACTATAAATCGGTAAATGGTCAAAGAACTTATATTAACGGTGATATTAACTATTTACTTTCTAATCAACCAAATCCTATTATGACAACTTATGATTTTATCTATCGAATTATTGCACAACTTTATTTGCAAAATAATGAGTTCATTTACATTGATAAAGACGAAAAAGGCTTTATTATAGGATTTTATCCTGTGAGTTATACTTCTGCTGAATGGTTAAAAGATAAAAATAATAATTTATTCCTTGGCTTTTGGCTTTCCAATGGAAAATATTACATTTTACCTTATATTGATTTAATTCATTTACGGAGATTCTATAATGATGATGATTTGATAGGAACTAGTAATAGTCCATTGATGCCTGCTTTACAAAATCAAATTACGGCTGAAGAAGGAATAAGCAATGCAATAAAAGTATCAAATTCTTTAAGGGGCGTGTTGAAATACACACAGAATTTAAAACCAGCAGACATTGAAAAAAATAAAAAAGAATTTGTTAAAACTTTTATAAATTCCGAAAGTAGTGATGGAATTGCTGCTATTGATAATAAAACAGAGTTTAATGAATTGAATTTGAAACCAATAACTTTAGACAAAGATCAGTTAGAACATGTTGACCAACGTGTTCTTAATTATTTTAACTTAAATAAATCAATTATTTCTGGGGATTTTACTCCACAACAATGGAATGCATTTTATGAAACTGTTTTAGAGCCTATAGCTATTTATTTAGAACAATCTTTTAAAATAAAAATTTTCTCAAGAACAGCAATAAAAGATGGTAACAGTATTTCCTTTTCAGTGAACAGAGTTCAATATGCATCTTTAGATGACAAGATTAAGTTAGTAAAAGAAGTAGGAGCAATGGGATTGTTAACAGTTGATCAAGCGCTAAATATTTTAGATTTGCCTCCAATTGGTGGCGAACAAGGAAAGAAACGTATGCAGTCTCTTAATTATATTAATGCAGAGATTGCAGATATTTATCAGCTTGGAAGAACAACTCAAAATCAGAAAGGAGATGGTCAAAGTGACTAAAAAGGAAAAAGAAGTTCGATTATTTGATACAAATTTAGAGTGTAGAAGTTTAGATGATAAGATGATTATTGAAGGTTATGCTGTTGTGTTCGACAGCCCGGCTAGTCATTATGGTTATACAGAAATAATTGATAAGAATGCATTTAATGGAGCAGATATGAAAGATGTTATTTTAAAGTATAATCATGATGATAGTCATTTATTACTTGCAAGAACACGAAATAAATCTTTGCAATTAACAATTGATGACAAAGGATTATTCATCCGAGCTGAGTTGATTGATACAACAAGTAATAAAGATGTTTATAAATGTATACAAGCTAAACTTTTAGATAAAATGAGTTTTGCTTTTACGGTGGAAGCTGAAGAAAATGATTATGAAACAGATACTAGACGTATTTTACAATTTGATAAGATTTTTGATGTTTCTATCGTAGATGTACCATTTTATGATACTACTGAAGTTTTTGCCCGTAATTTAGAAAAAAGTGAATCTAAATTTTTAGAGGGAAAGAAAAAATATGACGAACTGAAACTTGAAAAAGAAAAAATGTTAATGATGATTGAGTGTATATAATCCTGACAAGGACGTTTCTGTGAGAGAACGTCTTTTTTTCTGCGAGAGAAGAATAGGGCTAATTATAGAACTGCGTGAGGCAGTATAAATAAAAATTAAAAAATAGGAGGAAAAAATGAATAAAGAAGAATTAATGCAAAAAATTAAAGATGCAAAAACGATGGATGAAATTACTGAATTGCGTTCGCAAATAGAAACTTTAGAAGTTGAAACTAGAAAGGCAGAATTAGAGAAAAAATTATCTGATGACAGTTCAATTTCAAAATTAGAAGAAAGATCGTTAATGAGAGGCAGTGATCTTAATAAAGAAAAAGAAGAAAGAAATTTTGTAAAAATAGAAAAAAATGGAAATGAAGAAATGAAAGAAGAAAAAAGAAATCTTGAAGAAGTATTAAAATCAGAAGAATATCGTTCAGCTTGGGCTAAAAAATTAATGGATAGAACTGATTTTACTGAAGCAGAAAAAAGAGCCTTAGGAGATGCAATTACTACTACATCTACTACATTTGTAGAAAGTGATGCAAGTACTCAAGGTATAAACAATGGAGGTTTATTTATTCCAACATCAGTCAGATTAGATATGTTAAGAATCATAGAAGAAAATTCTCCATTCTTAAGAGATGTGAGAAAAATTGCTGTTGCAGGTAATATCACAATGCCTTATTTAAATGCTGCAGATGATGCAGAGTGGTATGCAGAACTTACTGATACTAAAAATGAGGGGCAAGAGTATAAGACTATTAGCTTAACTGGTTATGAACTTGCTAAACAAGTAGAGGTTACTTGGAAGTTAGAAGCAATGGCTGTTGATGCATTTATTAGTTTTATAAGTTTAGAACTTGCTAATAAAATGGGTAGAGCACTTGCTAAAAATGTTATTTATGGTGATGGAAATAAAAAACCTACAGGTGCATTACATGGTTTATCTGCAGTAAATGGAGATGAAGTAATTGCCACAATGATTAATACATATGCTTCATTATCTAATGAAATGAAAATAGGTGCTAAAGCTTATATTTCTAATGCTTATGCAGTACAAATTGCTGGTTATAAAGATAATAATGGTAATTATCCATATATAAGAGGATTAGATACAACTGCATTATTTAAAATTGAAGTAGACCCATTCTTAGATGCAGAAGATATGCTAGTAGGTAATGCTCAAAATTATGTACTTAATACTGTAAAAAGTATGGAAGTAAATAAAGAAGTTAAAGTAACACCTAGAAGAACAATTTATTCAACTTATGCTATTTATGATGGTGCACCTTATCCTAAAGCTTTTGCTAAAGGTAAAGTAAGTTCAATTCCATCAGTATAGTAAGTTAGAAGGAGGTAGGCTATGGATTATTTGTTAAAACAAGCTAAACAATTCTTGAGTATAGTAGAAACATCTACATTAAAAGATGAAGAAATTAAGCTTTTAATACGTTCAGGCATCTTAGAACTTGAACGAAGTGGTATTGATACTAAATATAATTATTCTACTGATGAACAAGAATATGATAGTTTAATTACTGCTGCTATTATGTTTTATGTTAAATCAACATTTGGGAACGTTGATATTAAGGAAAAAGAATATGCGTTAAGAACCTTTAACACTTTAGAACAAAGTCTATCTTTATCAGACAAATACAGAAAGAAGAGTGATAATTTATGATAGCAGTAGAATTAACTCTTCTTTCTTTTTCTATTTCTAAAGATGAAATAGGACAGGAAATAAGAAATGAAAATAGAAAAACTGTTCCAATAATAAAGCAAAATTCTATTATGTTCGAAGAGTTCTATGAAGCAAATGAACAAGGTATTAGACCAGAAGTTAGGTTTGTTATTTCATCATTAAACTACAATAGAGAACAAGAACTTGAGTACATGGGAGAAAGATACAAAATTGTAAGAACTACATCTACTAATCCAGATGAAGTTTCTTTAATTTGTGAACATAGAGTTGGCAACGTCAAAGAAAGTAACAGTAAATAGTCTTGCTAATGAAATATCAGATATTCTTACCGAATATAAAGATGATATTGATGAGTTAGTTGTAGATATAACTGATGAGGTAACTAAAGAAGCAAGAACTGAATTAAAAACTATAAGTCCGGTTGGAGAAACTGGAGAATATAGAGATGGTTGGACAATAACGACAAAACAAAAAGGTATAAGTTTTTTTTCGAAAGCAATATGGAATAAAAAGCATTATAGATTAACTCATTTACTAGAATTTGGTCATGCTACTAAAAACGGTGGTCATACTACTGCTCAGCCTCATATAAGACCTACAGAACAAAAATATAAAGAAAAATTTGTCGATGAGTTTGAAAGGAGAGCTAAAAGATGAAGTTAAGTGAATTAGATGATTTATGCAAAAATGTTAATATTCCTTATGCCTATGGAAAGTTTACAGAACCTATAAGTCCACCACATTTAATAGGAACTGTTATAGATACAGATAATTTTGGTGCTGATAATAAAGTCTGGTATAAGAATTGTAATTTTAGATTAGAACTTACAACTTTAAGTAAAGATTTGGATCTTGAACACAAAGTAGAAAATGAATTGCTTAAAGATATTTATTGGGATAAAACAGAAAATCAAATAGAAAATGAGGGTGTTTATAACATCTCTTATTTTTTTTATATAAAGGAGGAATAAAAAAATGAATAAAGTAAAATTTGGATTAAGTAATGTATATTATGCGGTAAAAACTATTTCAGCAGAAGGAGAGGTATCCTATGCAACACCTGTAAAAATACCAGGTGCAGTCAATCTTTCTTTAGATCAAGAAGGAGAGATAACACCATTCTATGCGGATAATATTGTTTATTATTCTGCAAGTAACAATAATGGTTATACTGGTTCTTTAGAAATAGCTGATATTCCTGAATCATTTCAAAAAGATGTACTAGGTTATACAGTTGATAATAATGGAGCATTAATTGAAAATTCAGATGCAGTTATTAAACCATTTGCTTTAATGTATGAAGTAAAAGGAGATGAACAGCCTAGAAGAGCAGTGTTATATAATTGCATGGTAACAAGACCTTCTACAGAAGCAGCTACTACAGAAGATACTTCAACACCACAAACAGACACTCTAGATATTACAGCAACGCCAAGAGAAGATAATAAAAATGTTAAAGCAGTTATAACTTTGTCAGATACTAATACTACTGCATTTAATAGCTTTTTTACAACGGTATATGAACCATCAACTATACCATCTGTTTAAAAATAAAGGAGTAAAAGATGAAACAAATCGTAATAGGTAATCAAAAATTTAATATTTCTTGCCATGCTTCGAGCTATCGAGAGTATGCTGATATTTTTGATAGAAATATTATGAAGGATTTACAAACTACACAAAAATTTTTAAAGAGACAAGTTGATTGTTTATCTAAGTTTAAAGAGAAAATTCCTAATATTACTAATGCACAATTACAAGAGCTAATTTTTGAAGACACTTTAGATGAACTAGATGAATTTATTGAATGCATTACTAAGATGTGTTGGATATGTATTTATGATAATGATAAAGATATAGTTTGTTATGAAGACTGGTTTACATCTTTAGAAAGATTATCTTTATCTGATGAATGGATCATGGAGGTAATGGCACTTTGTGCCAACTGCTTTCGTTGATAAGAAATTAATAGAAGCATTAAACGATTTAGAAGAAAATAGTTCTAATGATCCTATTTTATTTCCAGCTCATACGTTTGAAGCTTCATGTTTAAAAGCTGGTTTATCGTTAAGAGATTTAGAGAAGAGAAGTTATGTTTCAATTATGAAAATTCTCTTCTCTTTTTTAAAATCTAATAAAAAGGAAGAAACAAAAATAGCAACACAGAAAGATATCGATAAATTTATGAGTTAGGAGGTATAATATGGCAAGTTCAAAAAAAGTTAGAGGTTTATTAGTTGAAATTGGTGGTGATACTAGTAAGCTTCAAACAGCTTTGAAAGAAGTAGATAAAACTACTAATAGTCTTAGTAAAGAGCTTCGAGGTATAAATACTTTACTTAAATTTGATCCTTCTAACACTACATTATTAAATCAAAAAGCAGAAGTTTTATCAGAAACCTTAAAAGAAACAGAAAATAGATTAGATGCTTTGCAACAAGCTCAAAAAAAATTAGATGATGCTGGTGTTGATAAGCATAGTGCAGAATATAGAGATTTACAAAGAGAAATAGAATCTACAACGCAAAAAATTTCGAATTTAAAGAATGAAACATCTAATTTAATAAAAGTAGGAACAGGCTTAGAAAAAGTAGGCAGTACGATTTATAATGTTGGAACAACAATTGATAATGTAGGAAGCAAATTGACAACAGGATTAACGTTGCCAATTATTGCTTTAGGAGGTTATTCGGTTAAAGCAGCAATGGATTTTGAAAGTGCCTTTGCTGGTGTTAGAAAAACTGTTGAGGCAACTGAAGAAGAGTATAGTGAACTTAGATCTGAAATTCTTGAAATGTCTAAAGAACTTCCTGCTAGTGCAGAAGAAATTTCTGCTGTCGCAGAAGCTGCAGGACAATTGGGAATTCAAAAAAGTTCGTTATTAAGCTTTACTAGAACAATGATTGATTTAGGAGAAGCTTCAAATATGACTTCAGATGAAGCGGCTACTGCTTTAGCAAGGTTTGCTAACATTACTCAGATGGATCAAAGTCAATTTTCAAATTTAGGCTCAGTTGTAACCGATTTAGGTAATAAATTAGCTTCTACTGAATCTGAAATAGTAGAAATGGGGTTAAGGCTTGCAGGTGCTGGCGCACAAGTTGGAATGACAGAAGATCAAATATTATCATTTGCAGGTGCTCTATCATCTGTTGGAATTGAAGCTGAAGCTGGTGGTTCTGCTTTTTCTAGAGTTATGGTTCAAATGCAATTAGCTATAGAAAAAGGTAACGATCAATTATATCAATTTGCTGAAGTTGCAGGAATGAGTGCAGATCAATTTAAAAGAGCATTTAAAGAAAATGCAGCAGGAGCTATTATTGCATTTATTAATGGCTTAGCTAGTTTAGATGGCACAGGAAAATCGGCCATTGGTGTACTAGATGAGATGGGATTAAGTGAAATTAGAGTTAGAGATGCTTTGCTCCGTGCGAGTGGTGCTGTCAATGTATTTAATGATGCATTAGCGATTGGAAGTAACGCTTGGCAAGAAAATACTGCTTTAACAAAAGAAGCAAATGAAAGATATAAAACGTCAGAATCACAATTGAATATGGCTCAAAATAAAGCTAAAGCATTAGCAATTACTATGGGAGAAGAGTTATTACCTCATATCAATGATTTACTGGATTTCTTAGGCAATTTAGCAGATAAATTTGCTAGTATGAGTGATGAAGAACAAGAGGCAGTTTTAAAAACAGCAGCTTTTGTAGCTGGATTAGGACCAGCTATCAAAATAGTTGGTAATTTAGGAAAAGTATTAGGAACTGCTACAAAAGGTATAGGTACTTTTACTAAAGCAATTGTATTGACTAAAAATGGAATTGGTAATGCTACAGGAGCAGCAGCTAATTTGGCAAAAGGACTAACTGCTTTAACAAATCCAATTGGTTTAGTAGTTACTGGCTTGAGTGCTATAACAGTTGCAGCAATAGCTTTGTCTCAACGACAAACTGAAGAAGAAAAAAGAATGTCAGAATTAAATAAAGCCATTAATGATCAAGTAACAGCTAGAAAAGAATTGGCAGTCGAACGTCAAAAAGAACTCTCATCATCATTACAAGAAGTGGATAACGTTGAAGTTTTAGCTGATGAGCTACGTGGATTAGTAGATGCTCAAGGAAAAGTAAAAGATGGTTATGAAGATCGAGTTGGTTTTATTTTAAATGAACTTAATTCTGCATTAGGTACTGAATATGAATTAAATGGTAATATTGTATCTCAATATAATGAGTTGGCTGAAAGTATTGATTTAGTAATTGCTAAAAAAAGAGCACAAATTATTTTAGAAAGTCAAGAAGAGGCTTGGAAACAAGCAATTGAAGATGAAGAAACTGCTAGTAAAAATTTAGCAGATGCTAAAGAAATTTTAACTCAAAAACAAAAAGAATATAATACTTCTTTGAAAGAATATAATGATTATTTAGCTGAACATCAAAATGATCGCGATCTAACTTTTCAAAAAGACTATCAAGCTCTTAATAGTGCTTTATTAGATTCAAAAAATGCTTTAAATGATGCACAAACAACTTATGAAAATGCTAGTAAAGCTTATCAAGATATTTATGAAGATATTACAACATATGAAACTAATTCTATTCGTGCTCAGTCTGATAATATTGAAGAATTAAACAAAATAATTGCTACTAATACTAGAACGATTGAAGAAAATGGTGAAACAAGAGAAGCTACATTAGCTGAAACGATTGCCATAGATGCAGCAGCTACAGAAGCATCTAAACAAGAATATCAAAAACGCATAAAAAATGCTGATGATGCTGAAAAACAAATATTAGAATCTACAAGGAAAAATAAGCAAAGTATTTTAAATGAGACTTTGCAAAGTTTAAAAGAAATGACATCAGCCACTGGAGAAAACTCGGATGAGGTAGTAGCAGCTTGGAAAAAATTAGCTTCAACATCTTCAGAACAATATCAGGCTATGTTATATAATTTGCCAGAGGATACTCGAAAAGCTGTAGTTGCGATGACAGGAGTTACATATGACTCATCTACTGCTATGGCTCAAGCCTGGGCAAATATGGCATTGATATCAGAAGAGGAGTTCAAAAATGCTATATCTGGCTTTTCTGTAGAAACACAAAATCAGATAATATCGATTGTTAATACTATCAACGATAATGGTGGCCTTGTAACCGATGCTACTAGAACAATGATGGATAGTGTTTTAAAAGAAGTAGATAAAACTAGTGAAGCTGAAACTGCTGGAATTAATTTTACTAAAGGTTATGCTAAAGGGATATTAAATTATGATGCTCAAAACATGTGCTGGAACGCAGCTTCTACTTTAGGAACAAACTCATTATTTAGTCTGCGCAAAAGTTTAAATGAACGTAGCCCCTCTAAAGAAACAAGAGAATTAGGAATAAATTATACGAAAGGTTACACTTTAGGAATTTTAGACGAAGAAAAAAATGCTGTGAAAGCAGCAAAGCAACTTGGTACAAAAACATTGGAAGCATTAAATGCGAGTGGTTCTTTTACAAATGGTGGTTTTGATGCAAAAGTTAACAGAAAAATAACCGATGATACTAGAACAATTTTTACAACACCAAATATACAATTTAATGTCCAAACTTTAAATAAAGAAAATTTGGATTTAGCATTTAATTATATTAATAAAAAATTTGGAAGTCAATATTAGAGTAGAGGTGGTTGAATGAAAGTAAGAGAATTTAATCTTATTAATGAAAAAGGACAAATGTTTTCATTGATGGATATAGAAAACTTTGCTTTATTGACAGATCCGGATGGACTCGGTTATTCATATTCAAATTCTTATACAAAAGTTGGCGATGTTTTTATTAATAATTTTAAAGAACAAGAGCAAACTCAATTTACTGGAGTTTGTAATTTCTTATACTATGAAAATTATACTGCACTTGTTAATTTTATTGAAAGTTCAGAAAATATACGTTTGAATTATAAAGTTCCCTTAAAAGATGGTTCAGTAAAAGAATATTTTAAAAATATCGAAATACAATCTTTGGGAAAAACAGAAAAAGATCCAACTGGCGTATTAAGTTGTCCTATTTCTTTTGATATGGTTTCTTTATGGTATGAACAGAAAGAATATAATTATGATATGTCCGCTGGTGATAATGAAGTACGTTGGGATTTTCGATGGGGTAGTAGATTTGCAAATTATAATTCTAGAAAGCTAGAATTTAATAATACTGGTCATACTTTAGCTCCTATTTATTTAGAAATTGACGGTGCTATCAGTAACCCTGAGATCATAGTTACAGATTCTAATAACAATGTTTTGTTTGATTTACTAATTGAAATTGAGATAGCACAGTATGAGAAGTTTATTTATAGTTCTGTTGATGGTGATTTGAGAATAGCAAAACAAAATATTGATGGAACATATGAGAATTTATTTAAACAAACTTATATAGATATTACTAAAAACAATATTTTTAAACTTCCATTAGGCTCATCGAATATTACCATTCAAGCAGATGATGAAATTGTTTCGGCAAAATTAAATATTTATCCTTATTATAGGTCAATTTAGAGGTTGTTATGGATAGTGTAAAAATAATACTAGATGAGCAAGAATATGAATTAATTTATAATGAACAAAACGATATATATGAGCTTACTCTTACAGCTCCTATGCAAACAGGTGTGCATAACATTGAAGTCCTATATAGTTCAAATGATGAACATGCTATTGATGACATTGACTTAATTGTATTAAAAGAAATTGCGGAAGAAATAATAGAAGAAACTGTTGCTTATTTTCTAGATAAAATGAATTTTGAAATTCTTGATGTAGCACAGCTTGAGATTGAAGAGATTAATCGGGATTTGGAGACTAATGGCAATTCTATATTTACTAGTTTTAGAGAATTAGACCTCGAAGAAGGAGATTTTATTTATTTAAAAAAGAATGATAAAATTTCATTTCTGGGAATTGTTCAAAAACAAGAAAAAACCACGAATGATAATTTATATACTATAACATGTAAAGATATCTTATCTTTATTTGATATTTCAATGTTTGTAGAAAATGAAAATATTATTTCTGAGACAGGGATTGAAGATTTCATAAAAGAGACAATTGAAAACGAATTCATAAACAATTCAGATACCTTTGTAAATAGAAGCTTTTTCTCTGTGAGAGCATTAACTCATACGAAGAAGTCTATAACTGTAGGTAGCATTGTAACAGTGACAAATAACATTTATAATTTATTGACATTTATTAATAATGCCATTCAGAAATATTCCCTTATTTTTGATTTTATTTTAAATAAGGATTCCATTGAACTTCAAATCTCCACAAGAACAGAAGAAAAGATGCTGATTGATACTACAGTTAGTGATATTAGCAATTATAGTGAAGTATTCTCTTTAGAATATACTGCGAAAGTTGAGGTATACATTAATGCTACAAAAAGTAAGTATTATCGTTATCTGTTGAATGATAGAACAACTACCACAAATCAAAATGATTCTAATCGTGTTTCAGGAAAAACAGAAAAAATTACAGTAGAGGAAGAAGAAGATGCTGAACAAGCATCGTTAGATGTTTTTAAAAGTAATTCTTATGAGCATAATATTACTTTTGAAATTTTGAAAGCTTCAAAACTTTATGATGTTACTAAAATTGATTTAGGGACACCTATTTTAATAAAAACGCAAAATAATATTGTTCAAGATACTTATATTTCTAAAATTGTAGATACTAATCATAATTATTTGACTTTGAGTTGTGGAAATATGAGAATTGATTATATTGATAAATTTTTGCAAGAAAGGAGAAAATAAAAATGTTAAAAGGTCATTCTTATGATAAGCAAATATATTATTCTGTTGCAGATCGAATTATTAACAATGCTTTTTTAAATGGAGCTAATGGTATTTTTCAAAATGAAGGTTCAGGATGTGCTCTATCTAATACAAATGATTCCGTTACAATAAGCAACGGATTTTTTATTGTCCAAGGAGGATTAACTGAAGTTGTTAATTCTGAAACCTTGTCTGTTGCATTAGATGGTTCTTATTGTGTTCTTGTTTATGAAATTGATATGTCAAAGGATAATACTGATACAAGTTTTGTTCAAGGACAATTTCGGGTTCTGACTGGACAAAGTTCATATCCTGCATTGACCCAACAAAAGTTAACTGAGAATTCAGGTGTATATCAGTATGAATTTGCTAGATTCCGAGCTTTAACAACAGGTATTAGTAATTTTGAAGATAAACGTACCTTTCTAGACTATGATTCGATTTTTGAATATATTGAAAATCAAATTGAAATGATAGAAGATAATGGTCTTTACGTAACAAAAAATGAATTTAATCCTGTAAAAGAAACAGTAGAAAGCCTTGATAGTAGTCCTGTTCTAGTAGTTCAAGATACACAGCCGCTCCCTATTTCCGGAAAAACGATCGTTTGGATCAAACCAAAGGAGTAATGACGTATGAATGAATTCGCAAGAGTCGGATTTAACTATGGCTCTTTTTATTATGCTTATATTTTAAAATGGCAATTATTAGGTCAGAATCAAGCTGGTGGTTCGTCGTCTATTAGAATTCAAGCTAGTATTTATGTCGAGGGTGCTAACAATATTAATTGGTCAAGAGGTTCTGCGTCTCTTAATAACGTTTCTTTTTCACTTGCGAACTCTTACCCAAGAGGAGAAACAGTTGTAAATAGCCAGGATATAACAGTACAACACGATTCTAGTGGTGAAGCCTCTATTTATATTTCTGGTTCAATTGATACAACTTTTGTCATGAGCGGTTCTTGTGGAGGTACAATAAATGGTATTCCCTCAATTGATCGAAGTGCTCCTTCTTTAAATTTGTCAATTAGTTCCATTTTGGAAAATTCTGCTTCATTTTCTTATTCATCAAACAGCAATATTGATAGTTTACAAGGACGATTAAATAATGGCGGTTGGCAAAACTTATCATTGTCAAATCCTATAACTATTACAGGACTTATAGATGATAGTAACTATACTTATCAAGTACGTGGCAAAAAAGCTAGTAATCAGGTTTGGGGAGCTAGCAATACTGTTTCTTTTAAAACTATGGCCGGCACTTTTGCAATGAGCTCTATTGATGGTGCTTCTTTTGTAGATGCAGAAGTTTATGTTGTTACAGAAGAGATGGTCGAAAAAATTTCAAAAGATCAATATGTAATTTTAGTAGGTGATGACACTTGATAAGAATAGATGAAATAAAGTTGAATCCACAGCGAGTATATCAAGGTAAAATTTTTTCGATTCAAGTTCGTGTTTTGAAAGATAAAAAGACTCTAAACCAATTGTCATTTAAATTATCTACTAAATTAGGAGGAGGAATTGAAAATGAACGATCTAAAAACTGATTATCAAGATTATACTTTTGTGGGAAACAAGAAATTTAATTTAATAAATAACTTAGATGGAACAATTTCATTAGTTGATGTTACTGAATATGTAGTAGAAGGAGATGAATTTGGAGCAAATGATATTAATGCTACAAATCAACGAATAAATGAAATGAATACAATCGGAATTTATCAAGGTACTTGTACAGATGAAGAGTTAGCTCAAGCAATAGCTGACTCTGAATAGAAAGGAATGATATAAAATGATTAACAAAATGTTAACC